AGATTCATTAAATCCAATTCAAACATTTTTTGCTGGTCAAGCGGGACAGGCAATTCAAAGCATAAGTACTGGAAATTATATGCAGGCTGCCACCCAATTTATTGATAATGTATTAAATGCGGGAGGACAAGCTGCTGGAAATAACGATTTAAAAAATTATATTATTCAATATTTTGCCGGACAAGCTGTTGGCGCAAATCTAGTAACAAGAAATAGTGGATTGGTAGTCAATCCAAATCTAGAACTATTATTTGGTGGTCCAAATTTAAGATCTTTTTCTTATAATTATTTAATGACTCCAAGAGATAATGAAGAAGCTGCTGAAATTAAAAATATAATACTCTTACTTAAGAGGAATATGGCAGCAGTCAAAGATACTAATTTATTTTTAAAAACTCCGAGCGTATTTAAATTGAAATATATTTTTGGAAAAACAGGCAATCAGCACCCATTCTTGAATAAAATAAAAATGTGTGCATTAACAAGTTTAAATGTTGATTATACTCCTGGCCAAAATTATATGACATATCAGGATGGTTCAATGACTTCTTATCAACTATCATTAACATTCTCAGAATTAGAACCAATTTATAATACAGATTTTGACGATACAGACACTTCAACAATGGGTTACTAAAAATGGCAAATCCGTATTTCAGACAACTACCTAATTTTGAATATGTCAGTAGAGATAAAAATTCAAAAAGTATTTCTGATTATGTAGCTGTAAAAAACTTATTTAAAAGAGGAAAGTTAAGGGAAGATATTTTTCAAAACTTATCATACTTTGAAAAGTATTCTATTGTGGGTGATGATAGACCAGATAATGTTGCATATAAAGTCTATGGAGATGCGACTTTAGATTGGGTCATTTTATTATCAAACAATATATTAAATATACAGAATGAATGGCCACTTCCTCAAAATATTTTTGATTCTTTAATGCTTGAAAAATATGATACTTACGAAAATCTATATTCAGGTATTCATCATTATGAAACAGAGGAAGTTAGAAATTCTAGAGGAGAAATTGTATTGAATTCTGGAATAAAAATTAATACAAATTGGAGAGAAAGCGGAAACTTCATATCCACAAGAAGAGAAAAGAATATTGTTTCAATCATTTACAGATCAGATAGTAATTTGATTGAAATCTCATTTTTGACTCCAATAGATGGAATAAGAGTTCAGAGTGAGTTTACCGTTTCTGGTGTTGATAATTCAATATTTAATGGCAACTTTGTAGTCAACTCTATAAATGAAGATTACTCTAGTGGTAAAGTTTCAACCATTAAGTATGAAGTAAACTATTCATCTAGTGAGGACATAATTATAGAATTGACTGGAAATGAGTATGTAGAGTTTTTTCCAAGCGGAGAAGATATATCAACAAATCAATATTATTACGAGTATCTTGATAATTCGTTAGGATTGGTTGAAAGAATATCATCAAATACTTTTTTAACTCCAATTACAAACTATCAATATGAATCTGAATTGGAAAATGAAAAAAGAAATATCTATATCCTAAAAAGACAATACCTAAATATCGTCTTTAATGATATGGATGAAATTATGACCTATAAAAAAGGTTCCGAACAATATGTGTCCGAAACCTTAAAAAGAGCTGATAATATTAGATTATATCAGTGATCAATCCATATCAACTAGCTTAGAGAAGTAAGATAAAGCATCATCTTCATCCTCATCAACATCTGAACTCAGAGCATTTAGTTCTTTTTTCAGGTTCTCTGGAACAGGAGGTGTTTTGCTCTTAATATACGATTCCTCTAGTTCATCCATTACATTCTTGGTTGAACTTTGTGATTCAGTATACTCTTCGTATTCATCCTCCTCAGAAATTGATGATTTACGAGCTGATTCTTTTTGACCGAGAACATACTTGAGACGCTTCTCAAGATCATCATAAGACTTGAACTGATCATCTGCGATTAGAGCACTTAGAGAATACTCCTTTTTCCAAAGTGATTCTAGAGCATCGTCGTCATCCAGAAGAGGTTCAATAGAACCAAACTCGGATTTGTCATAATTCCAATAACCATCTTTCTTTACGATTTTGATTTTGAAATTAGCACCTTGCCAAAAATCAAAAGGATTGATTGGAGTTTCATCTTCAAACTCTGGTTGCATGGCTTCCATGATCTTATCAAAGATCTTTTTACCATACTTGAATAGAAATACCTTTCCTTCGTTATGAGGATTGGCAGGATCCTTTACAACATAGATATTGCTGTAGAACGATAGTTTACGCTTTTGCTTGCGAACTGTATCTTTATCCTTTTCGTTGCCAGTATTCCAGAGTTCACGATTATACTCTGAAACTGGATCTTTTTGATTAATAGTTGTCAGAGAATTTTCAATATACCATCCACCAGGTCCTTGAAATGCATGACTATACAGTTTTACCCATGGCAGATCTTCTCCCTCTGGAGCCGGAAGAAAACGAACAACAGCAAATCCGTTTCCAGTTTTGTCCATCTCTGGCTTCCATAGACGATCATCAGATGAACTGGAGTTGGAACTCATCTTTTCAACTTCCTTGACTAATTTACTAGTCAGAGATCCAAGACGGGATTGCTTTTTAAGATTTTCAAAAGACATTAGATTACCTCTTTAGATTTTAGTATTTGGCCTTTGGGACGACTTTATCTTAGCAAAGCGAAGAAGGGATGTCAAGCCCTCTCTATGGTGTTTTTCATAGTTTCAATAATATTGCTCATATTATTGAAAACGACATTCATATCAAAATTTTCCGGCATACCCATAGTCATGGCTGATTCTTCTATTTTTTTTCTGATTCGGATTGCCTCTTCATCGTCGGAAAGTTTCAATCTTGTATAAAGAATTTTTTGACGTTCCAACAAATCTTGTAGCGTTTGTATATGATCTAATTTTTCTTCCCTGTCCATAGAAGAAAGGGAGAAAATTTTGTTATAAATTCTTTCTTGAAGAAATTGTATTTCCTCAAGCTCTTTTTTTACTATTTCAGAATCAAAAAATTTCATTTAGGTATTACCGTTTGTTTTAATATCTCTTTGTATTTTGAGATATCAATATTTAGAAATGGGGAGTATTTGTATATTTTATTTGAAACCAATTCCCAAATAGGATCTTTAAGTTTAGCATCAAAGTTATTTTTGTATCCTAAAATTTTATCAAGGATAATTAGTGTTTCTAATGAAACCTTTTTAGACAAAAATAATTTTAAAATTTTAGGATGCTTTGATCCAGAAATATAAAATACATTATCAAAATTTTCATTTAAAAATGTAGTTTCAATCTCTTCTCGGAAAAAGTAAGATAGAGATTGAATTCTTTTTTGCCATTCTTTATAATTATCTTCCCCATTTTTAATTATTTCTCCGATCCAGACTTGCTGAGGATCATCAATTAACGCAAAATTAGAGATGAAGAAATTTACAATCTCCTCATCCTTTTTCTGCCTACTTAACTTTTCAAACCAAAACCTATCTTTTCTTTTATAAAAAGAACTTTCACTGGCCCTGACTTTCCCATTATATTTTATGTAATCATAATCAAGTTTAGTAAAATGATTTTTCAAAGATACATAAGTCTTATAGACTTCAATCGGAGTCATTTTAATCATTCAAATAGGAAGTTTAGCTCTAGATGTTTTTTTAAGAAAATTTAATTCCATTGCGTTCCACTTAATTTTTTCTTTAAGTGGTTTTGATATTAGTTTTGGTACGGACTCAACATCAATACTGTTAATATCACAATAATAAACTATGGCACTAATATAGTCCATATCTTCATCATTTTTTACAATGTCTTCAATATCACGAGCAAATTTTTCAGAGCACATAAATTTTTTATCAAATTCATCTTGTAATTTAGTTTTTATTTCTGTTGTCATTTGAGATTAGTTTATCTTGTACAAACTTTTTAATATATTTTGTCAAAAGACGAATATATTTTTCTTTGTCCCTTTCTTCATAAACGACAACTTCTCCATTTAAGCATGTCATAATAATAACAAATTTCTTAACCGACAACCCGGTTAATTCATGTAACATGCAAGCATACGCACAACACTGTACGAAATAATGTTCAATCCAATCTCTTGGTTTAGGACTTTTTGATGTTTTAAAATCTACTATTGATAGTTCTCCATCAAATTCTGCGATACAATCAACAGTTCCGGCGATTCCAAAGAATTCACTGTAGAGAGAACCTTCAAGGGAGTAAATATTATTTATACGATTTAACTCCGGTTTAGCAATTTTAAATAAGTACTCAGAAATTGGCTGAACTTGAGGAAGATCTTTGTTCAAAAGATGATACTCAATTAGAGTATGAGCATCTGTCCCCCTACTAGTCGCTTGTCTAGTAATTTTATCGGCTTCTTCATTACCGACTCTTTTTCTCCACTTCTCAAAAATTTCTTTATTATAATGACTAATAACGGAAGTAATTGATACGGCTCTAAATGGATCGGAGTTATCTCCGATCTTATAATAGCGAACCCCATCAATTACTTCTCTTTGAAGTTTAGGAAGATCTAAATTTACATGATTAAACATTACAGATTCAGTTCGTGCTTAGCAATAATATATTCTTTACATAGACCAGAACGAACAATGTCTTCTGGTTGAAACTCAATTATATCAAAAGATGGCATAATACGCAAGATCTTCATAAAATCAACAATACCATTCTTTTCGTTGGTTTTTACCAAATCACTCTGCATGGCATCTCCGCAGAACATAATCTTACTATTTTCTCCAACACGAGTAATAATTGAATCTAGTTCGTGGAAGTTAAGATTTTGAAATTCATCTACAATAATAATTGCGTTATCTAAAGTAGTACCACGAATAAATGAAGTGCTCCAGAAACTAATAGTGCCTTGAGTTTTAAGGTTGCCATAAAGCATTTCAAAATCAGTATCAGTAGGCATCTCAAACATATGCTTTACCATATTCTTATAAGGAATTTGATAAAGAGAAGATTTATCCTCATGATCTCCAGGAAGAAATCCAATTTCTCTGGTTGCTACCAAAGACCTAACGATATAAATTTTTTCGTAAGGTGTTCTTTCATTTAAAACATCTTTTAGGGCATTGTAAAGAGTAATAAAAGTTTTTCCGGTTCCAGCACACCCATAAGCAACTATGTTTTGATCCAATCTGTAACGTTCAAATAATCTTTCCTGATTATCTGTAAGAGGTTCAATTTCCTTGATTACATCAAGATTAATTGGTTTTTTTCTTTTCATCTGTCGGTTACTCATTCCAAATGGGACGATTGGTGATGTGTCTCTTTTTCTTTTTGGCATATCGTTCAGATTGGTTTTACTTGAGATTTTGGGGCTTGTGATGCTTTTCGCAAAACATCATTCCACCCAGGATGTTTTTGGACTAATTTATCTTTCCACTCTCCGACTTCTCCAGGAGTGGCACATCCTTGAGACCAATCTCGTTTCCAATCAGGATTGTCAATATACCATTGTGTAATTTCATGAACACTCATTTCTATAGTTTTAGTTTCGCCAGTATCTTTGTTAATAATAGGGTAAATTGCCATCAAGATTCTTTAATATTTTGTAATATTTATTCTATATAAAGTGAAGGAGCATCTTCACACTCTATGCAATCAACGCATTCTTTAATATCAGGGTACTTTTCTAAAAAGTCATGAAGTTCTTTTTCTGAAAAAAGAACTTTAAATACATGTCCGGTTAAATGATCTTTAACACAGTAAGTCTTCATTTATTTAAGGAGACAACCTAGCTTTATGTAGGCGTTTTTCCTCATAATATTTCCAAACATTTGGAGACCATTTTTCAAGATGAGGAGCAAGTTGTTCACATAGAGCTTGAATTTCAAGTTGAGCATCCATTTTTGCTCTTAAATCCATCAAATGCAAGACTGAACGAAGATTAAATGAAACTACAAAATTTTGACGAATTGCTTGAGCGAGATAATCACGAATGTGCTCTTCGCACATTCCTTTCTCATATTTTACTGCGTATCGTTTACAACCTTCCAAAATCCAATTCAATTCATCCCGATAATCTTCTTCAGTCCAATCATATTTTTTACCGTAACGATTTGTGTAAAATCCAGGAGGACGTACATAGAAAACATCTTCAGGATTCAATTCTCCATTCGCAACTTTAACAACTCTTTTTCCAGTATACCTTTGAGATTGAACATCAAAGCTAACACCCACTCTATGAGTCCTTGCTTGAACGATTACGTTATGAACATACCCAGAAACAGAAAATGTGATTGAGGGGTGTTCCAGAGGCCCCCAGTGCCCTTTCTCGTTGCTTAAGAGACGGTCTACTACCCACTTACCGCATTCTGATGGAAAAGGAATTTTTTGATCATGAATAGGGGTTTCTGAATAATCGCATTTTCCTGCCTGATAAATTACTTGCTCAGGAAGTGTATAGCATTGAAGCATTACGACTTCAAGATTTTTATCGATTTCAAGAAGATCTTTTGCTTTAATTGGTTTCATTCTGCAGCCTCCCAACTATTCTTTTCTTTTTTACGAAGTTTTTTAAGTTCCCTCATCATATCTTTAATCTCTTGATACGCCATTTCGGGATTCATTTTATTTGATATTTCAAGCCCAACAATATATTGAACTTTATCTCCAAATCGAGCAAGTGCTCTTTCAAATGCTGTTAATTCTTCATACATTAGTCTTCTTCCTCATAATAGTTTGGTTCATAATCATCTATTGGACCTTTTATTAAGTCTCCCAATTTAATAATGTTATCTGACTCCTCATGAAGAGGATCTTTCACTTCAAGTTTTAACAAATCCAATAAGGTTTCAATGTTTTGAATTATTAAATTTACTTTTTGTTGATTCATTACTCATAGATTTCTTTTTTCATTTTACATAAAAAAAGAGGGATCGTCAACCCCTCTTGTTATAAATTGGATCAATATCCAAAATTTGTTCAAACCACTCTCGTAAATGTATTCTGTAACAAGACCAGTATTTACATCCTCGATATGTTAATTGATAACAAGCAGGATCTCTGCTATTCTTATCCATATCATCCCAGTGGTAATGGTAATCCATTACTTATATAACCACTGAATATATAATGACAATAAAGCAATAGTTGCAGCAGAAGCTATTGTAATTTGTGCAATAATTATCATTATTTTGACCCAACTAACTGTGCTAGTTGTGCCTGATAACGACGGTCTTCTTTTTGTTTTTGCTCTTTTATTAATTGAAGGACGTTAAGTTTTTTCATCACTTATGTCCCTCCTTTACAAACTTAACTCCACGATAAGTTTCGTTGTATTGTTGTGGTTGCTGCATCATTTGATGTTGATACTCTAAACGCTTTTGAGTATCATACTCAACACCGCGATATACTACTTTAGACATTAGGTTTTCTCCTTAGTTTTTTAGGTTAAAGAGCGTTCCTTCAGTCGGCTTTTGCGTCTTGGAAACAACCTTTTTTAGTAACTTGTTTAATTTCCCAAACAATATCGTTCCTAATTTTAGGAGTAATATTTTTATTCATATCTACCCGGGCAATCATAAATTGCGCCTGCAAACAAGTCAATAAAAGTGTTTCCATAGATGAACGATCCGTTCCGAGTCGGCTTACTTCCGTCCCATGTGGGATGAACGTGAGGTCACTATAGACCCATTCAGATTATATAGTCAAGTACTTTTGTAACTTTTGTTACAATTTTAATCTCTTTGTCTCCAATCGTCCGGCTTATCTTGGGTAAAGAAATCTAAAATATCATCAGGACCTTGAAATCCAGTCTTATGATTAGATGGATCCGGATCACCAAGATCTAAGGCGTTCATAAAATGATCCAGGCTACCCTCTTGCATATTAGGATTAGAAGCTCTTCGTCTTGCCTGTCTCAAAATAGTAGCGGCAGATCTATTTGCTTTTGCGAGTTTTTCTACCCAAATCATATCGCTTAGTTCAACAGATTCTCCTTTTGAAATTTTATCGCAAATTTCCTCAAGGCGAAGTCTATATTGTGTAGAAAGCATATGTGTTCTCCAGATAAGATTATTTAGCATTCACCTTTCAATATAACTTAAAGTGTGATTTTGAGCGTAAAGTTGATGGATAATCATATCACATCCAATTTTTGGATTACAATCACCGCAGGTATATACATCTACAGCGGCTTTTCCATCTTCAGGCCAAGTATGAATGCTTATATGACTTTCTGACAATAAGCAAATTACAGTAACTCCCTGAGGATCAAACTTTTTTGAGATTGTTTGAATCACATTTGCTCCACTAGCTATTGCTGCATTTTCAAGCAAATCTATTAAAGCTTTTTCGTCGTTTAAAAGAACAAAAGAACAACCGTAAAGGTTTAAAAGATAATGTTTTCCCATTTAGTCATTATTTTCAGCTAATAAATCATTTATAATAGTTTCAGTTCCGTCCATGGTTTTTATTTCAAAAATAGAAGTATTCATATACTTTCTTAATTTTTTATATTTCTTTAGTATAACATCTACTTCATTGTAATTTACTTTTACAACAGAAAGCTCATCGTTTATATTTTCCAGATTTTTAAATTTTTTTTTGTTTTTACCAAATCCCTTATTCACTTTTTTCTCCCCTTGCTACTAGGAGCTTTATACCCCCATAATTTTGGATTTAGTTTTCCATATCCCCATTCAATACTTCGGACAGAGTTTGGTCCATACTTATCGTAGTAGAAATCAAATATATTGACCATCTTACCACTTCTACAAAGATCCATATGTTCTTCGTTATTTACTACATATTTTACAATATGAGCATCTTTGGGGTATGATGGATCTTTTACTTTATCTAAAGTAGTTTTTTCTAAAAGGACCTCACATCCATACTCCGAAGGAGTTGGATTGATTTTTGGTCCATCATATTTCGCCATAGGTTTCTCCAGAACAACACTCATGAACGGTTTCCCCAAGTAATATCTGGATAGGATTCCTTTACAATCTCAAAAGAAATTTTATACTTATCCGTCAACCTTTTATCTTTCACAAGAACTAAAATCTCCGCTTCTTTAGGATGAAGTCCTTGAAGAATGTTGATAAACATAGTCTCTCTTCTTAAAGAACTAAGAGTATCATTACCACCTTTTATAAAATTATAAAACATTCTGTATTCTGATCTAATAGATGATCTTCCTTGATCAGAAGATCCCAAAGAACTGCTTCTAAGTTCACTCATCTTAGAAACAGCATCATTAATTTTTTCACTTAAAGTCCCACTGTAAGAAGTCTGCTCATCAGTAGAAGCATAAGGAACATCTCCAGGTGGAAGTAAAGTAATTACACTTTCATCAAAATTCCAGATAAAAATTGATTTAATAGAAGGATCTTCGTATTTTTTAAGAACCTCAACTTTTTTAGTATTTGTTCTTTGCTTAGATGCAAGCTCCAATACTTCAAAGATAAAAGGATTTGGAGGAAGATCCGGGATCGTTATTTGATCATTTACAGTATCAGTCTTCTTCTTCGTTTTCGTAGTCGTAGTCGTCATAGTCATTTTCGAATCGTACAGCAAGTATTTCGTCAGGAATTATATTCCCATTCTCATCCATAAATTCAGGATGCATAAACTTTGGAGATGTTTCTATAAGATGCCTATTAGCTAACCAACCAATAACTCCACCAACTAAAAAAAATAGTATAGTGAGCATTATAGCAAATGAGACCATAAAAGCAGATTCCATGAGATTACCTCCGAGAGTTTATTTGTTTAATATTGAAAAATTAAACAGAAAATGAAACTCCCATTTAAAAAGAGAGATCATTTTTCCAAATTCAACTTTAAAGTTGGTTTGCTGTTCTTCTCCCTTTTTATTTTTATTTCGGAGCATTAACTCCACACCTTTATTTATTTGAAACCTGTTTGGGTTTTCTTCCCGGTCTTTTTTCTTTACTATATCTCGACGCATCTTGTAAAATATTAAAAAGATAATTTTTTATTTTTCTGGCTTCTGGTTTTGATACAAATCCATAGGCTTCCCTTAACTGTTTATGCTCTTCGTCAGATCCTCCTTTTAAATATTCTTCAAGATCCAATACTACATTATTGATATTTTCGGCAGTTTTACTTTCAATAAACTCATCAACTTCTTTCTTTTTGGCATTTTTGATCTTCAGATAATCATAAAATTTTAGAACAAAATGTCCATCAAATGCCAAATCAATTGCTCGCTCAACATCGTAATAGACCTCGTAGAAATTATTGTCCATTAAACTAGATTCTGCTCCTTGAGATATTGAACCGTATCCGTACATCCTCCAATATGTTTTTCATCTACAATAACTTGAGGGAATGTTGATCCTTGTCCAAATTCAGAATAAAATTCTTCACGGGTAAAATCAACGCCAAGTTTATAGACTACATGCTGAAGTTCTGTCAATTCTAGCACTTGTTGAACTTTAGTGCAATACGGACATCCATCCTTTGAATAAATTGTAAATTTCATATAAAAATAAATTGTTATTGTTTTTATTTAGTGATTAAGATTTTAATGAGTTCTTTTATAGTGATGTAAATATAATGCCACTCATCATACACTGTAATGTCTTGATCTCTTTCAAGAAAGTTTTGAATTCTTTTTAGCACAAGCATTTCTCGCCCAAGAACGACTTAAACTATTTACATAAGAACAAGGTTTATTCTTTTTTCCACAATGTGGACAAACGGCATCTGGAGGATCTAGAAGATATCCCTCGGGAGTATACATCTTTTTCTTCTTTTGATTTCTCGCTTGCTTATGTTTTCTATGATTCATACTATTATTGGATCACCAACACCTTCAGGAAGTTTTTCCATATAGGAATTAAGTTGTTCTATTTTTCCAGAAGGTAATCCAATTTGACCGGGAAGTTGTTTATCTGTTGTAGAAAAAACATCAATCACTTGGTCACTAAGAAAACGGTGACGACTATAAGATCTATTATGAGGGTCAAAACTTACCATCATAATAGCATCATTGATATCACCGCAATGTGCAATAACTCTTCCAGTTTTATGGCTTTTTACTATCCAATATTCGTTCATTATGAGTGTCCTTTTGGTTATTATAAGATGGTTTTAGTGGATTGTAAAGACCAGGCCAAGTATCACGAATAATTTCTGCCAGTTTATATGGAGTTGTGGACGATATCATAGATCTTGTGTTATGGACATTATAAACATAAAGAAACCGAAGATTATGAAGAATGTGAGAATTAATAGCATTTTATCTCTGTAATCTCATGAAAGGACGAGTATCAGAAAATCCATGCTTGACATAAATTTTCCTCAATTTTTCACTATTAGGACTGACTTCTATAGTAGATCCTTTTGGGTGCTGTTTAATAAATTCTTTTCCCATTTCTCTTGCTCTTAAAGCATTTCTTCTTCTTGTTTTTGGATCTTTAGTTTCATCAGAATCAAATGAAACATGATGAGTATTATTATCCCCTTTGAAACTATTAAATGTCACTCCACTTTCTGGATCATGCATTGACCTATATGAATCATCCCCAGAGTGTTGATAATTTCTAGACTTAGATTCTAATATAAATTGGTTAAATGTCTTCATTTATATTAATACTTTTTGATTATTTATCTTTCACTTATCCATAAATTACTCCAAGAGTGAATAAAACAAACACAAGAACTGTGAATACCATCATACCTACGCCTGCCCAGATCACCCAGTTCGGCATAGGTTCGTGTTGATTATTATGAGACATTGGTTTTACTACAAACAACTATTTGCATATTCTATAATTTCTTTTATTGGTAGTTCTTTTGTGAAATGTTCAGACCCACCAATTATACCATCAATCTTTTTTTGATACTGCTTATATGTATCCAAAATATATCTCTCACAATCAAATACTTCTTTATGAGTTGCTTTCCATTCACCAAGTTCCTTTATAGTTTCTGTAAAACGATATTTTATTCCGTGAAAAGACCTTCCTATCTTATAAGTTCCATAAATGGTCTCAATAAAGTATAAGTAATCTTCTCTATCAGACCATTCTTCTTTAAAACCAAAAAATCCATAACTCTTTGATACACCAACAGTTCCAGCATTCCAAGTTGGTTTTCCAAATGCAGGATTATTTTTTCCAACTTTTGATTTTCTCTTACAGCAGAATGCCTCTCCACCTTTCTCATAAGTAACAATAAAGTTTCTTATACTCATATTTCGTTGACCCGTACAAGGGCATCTTACAATCACATCAGTAGAACGACGAACAAGTTTTTCTGGTAGGTGGATTAATTCCAACCCTCTTCTTTTACATTCAGTTATTACCAGATTATGCAAGTCCATAAGGTTGCTCATAACTTTCCATAACTATTTATAAAAAAAGAGACCCGAAGGTCTCTTAATTATATCACATCTTAACCAATTGTAGGAGCAGTAAGAGCAACAGGAGTTGCTTCTACGCTAGCAAGGTCAAGAGGGAAATTGTGCAATTATGTTACCGTAAAGACTCTTTATTCTTTACTTCTTACTGTCGCCAGTAAGTTCAGACTATCTCTTCATCCTTATGTTTATTAAGGAGTCGGGCATTCGTGGGTGGATTATTGTTGGGACTCACCACCTAGTCGTTAGACCTTTCAGAAAACTTAAACCCTTTCTGACTTGGTACGGGATTGTCTCATAGAGAGTTTCCCCGTTTAACCCGATTTTACTAATGCCTATTACTAGGCAAGAACACCAACAAATCTAGCGTTCCTTTCGTGCATCACTTCCATGCCGAGACCAGCACGGTTCAGAACATCAGCCCAAGTGTTAATAACTTTACCTTCAGAACTCATAATGCTCTGATTGAAATTAAAACCATTGAGATTAAAAGCCATCGTAGAAACACCAAGAGCAGTGAACCAGATGCCTACAACGGGCCATGCAGCAAGGAAGAAGTGCAGTGAACGTGAGTTATTAAAGGAAGCATATTGGAAAATAAGGCGACCGAAATAACCGTGAGCAGCAACGATGTTATAAGTCTCTTCTTCTTGACCGAACTTGTATCCGTAATTTTGACTTTCGTTTTCGGTTGTTTCACGAACCAAAGAAGAAGTCACGAGAGATCCATGCATGGCTGATGCAAGAGATCCACCGAACACACCAGCAACTCCAAGCATATGGAAGGGGTGCATCAGGATATTGTGCTCTGCCTGGAACACAAGCATATAGTTGAACGTACCAGAAATACCCAGAGGCATCGCATCAGAGAAAGAACCTTGACCGAAAGGATAGACCAGGAATACAGCAGAAGCAGCAGCAACAGGTGCGCTGTAAGCAACACAGATCCAAGGACGCATACCTAGGCGGTAGGAAAGTTCCCACTCACGACCCATGTAAGCATAGATACCAATCAGGAAGTGGAACACAACCAGTTGGAAAGGACCACCGTTGTAGAGCCACTCATCCAGAGAGGCGGCTTCCCAGATAGGATAAAAGTGCAGTCCAATTGCGTTGGACGAAGGAACAACAGCACCAGAGATGATGTTATTTCCGTACATAAGTGAACCAGCAACGGGTTCACGAATGCCATCAATGTCCACAGGAGGAGCACCGATGAATGCGATAATGAAACATGTTGTTGCAGCAAGCAAACAAGGAATCATAAGGACTCCGAACCAACCGACATAAAGACGGTTATCAGTTGAAGTTATCCAGGAACAGAATTGTTCCCAGAGGTTTTCGCCAGAACGGCGTGAAGCAATAGAAGCAGTCATTTTCGTTAAAGGGTAAGTAATGCTCAGGGGGAACTGAACGAGTACATTATATCCCACACCACCCTCCAGTGTGGGTATGAGAGACTGTGTTTTACCTCCCCATAGGTCTCGGTTAGGAAGAGGGTAAATGTTAAGAAATATGTTGATTTCGTAACATTTGTTTACCTATTTATAATAGCACTAAAAAAGCCCCCTGTCAAGGGGGCTCTGAAAAATCACTGATCAGAAATTCAAATATGTCTTCTTCTGGGGAACATCATACCTGATGTTTTTCTTACATTATTAGTAAGTTGAGCAGTTACATATCCTTGAGTTTCTCTTTGCTTTTTATAATATAAGTATCTATTTTCCGCCCCATATAAAGATTCATCATCTAACCAATTTACGTTAGGGTTGCCAGGAGTGGTGTAAATAGGATCAGCGGCATCAGCAGTAATCCCACCTATTTGATTTAATTTAGCATTATTAATAATCCAATCTTTACAATCTTGTTGCGTCATTCTTGGATAATGTTCCAATAAACATGCCAAAACTCCAGTAACTTGGGGGGTTGACATACTTGTTGCACCCTCACCGGTAAAGGACCACTTGGCTAATTTTTTACCATTTGGTCTAGTGTCATTTGTCGTTCCATAAGTAACAAATCCATCTGGAGGAGTGACTCCATCATAATAATATAATTCAGTATGAACGGTGGACATAATTGCTACACCGGGAGCAAAAACATCTATTCTCGGTCCAGTTTGAATTCTATGCGCCCTTTCTTGACTTACTTGATTTGCGACATTTGATACACAAACACAATTATGAGCAGCCCCAAAAGATCCTCTGTGATAATAATAATTAACACCATTCCAAGTTACATAGTTATTATAATCAATACCAGTGCTTACATCAATTTTATAATAATCGTTTCCAGAAGCACCGACAAAAATTACACCAGCATTAATACAATCTAAAATATCAGCAGAATGTGACGCAGATACTTTCAAAATATTTGCAGTAGTTGTTCCTTGAAATCTTACAATACCGTATTTTTCTAAATCTTCTTTAGTAAACTTACCAGCATCAGATCCATAAGTAGAAGCACTGTATGTAGCACCTCTATAATTAATTGATGTAATAGATGCTACAGGAACGTTATAAAAATCACCAAAACTACAATTTACTATAGTTGGATTTTTTATTCCAGTATCAGGATTTATTGACTTATTAATATGAAATTGCTTTATAAAATCAAATATGTAAGCTTGAACATAACTACCATCACCAAAAATACCATTTATATCAAATCCATATATATTAGAATCTCTTGCCCATCCTAAAGTATTTCCACACGCTGTTCCTGTTACATGATACGCATGATTATGGTCTAAAGCTGTTGCCTCATTGAAGTTATATAAACTAGACCCAGTAGTCGTATTAGTTGGATACGTATAAGTTTGATTTGCTTTTATACCTCCAGTAGCATTGGAAGCATGTTGAAACCAATTGTACTGTACATATCTACTTCCTCCAGTTCCATCAGTATTTACAGCAAATTCTGGACTATTTGGATCGCCGTGGCCAGTATCCAAAATAACAACATCAACATTTTTTCCAGTGCTAGTTAAAACTGCAGTGCCAGAAACAGTAGTTGTTCCATCACTTCCCCAGTTTGATCTATTTGTCCCTTCTGTACATCTCAAAAGTGCCCAGTTTATATCACCTTCAGTATGAGTTTCCCATACTTTACTCCATTGTGTTGAGGTTATGTCTCTAAAAGGTTGAAAATTTCTCTTTTCAAATTGGTCAAAATATTCAACATCCCAAACTCTTGGATCCTCTCTAAGAATCATTACCTCATCTTCACTAAGCATATAATGAGTGTTTCTACTCGTTTCTCTTCTAGCACGAATTTCTACTTCTCTATCGGGAATGTACAGATTTCCACCAGGAGTCTCCATGTCCTCATAAAAACCTTCAAGGTCTTCATGACGATGAAGAGTTACAATATATTCTTTAAGTTCTGACATTTATCAGTCCTCTAACTTAAGGTACTTAAGAGTCACTTGAATTGCTCTAGATTGAGAATCTTTATTAACAACTTTGGCATAAACATTAGCTGATGGTGTTCCATCATTATTAAATCCAATAGTTCCTGGAGTAATTAATTGTGTTAAATTACCAGAAGTAGTAATAACTTCAGCAATTACTCCAGAACCAGGAAGCGGATCTGTATTTTCTAATCTACTTGCATCAGCAGTTCTGCTAGCAGTATCAACATATAATGTGACCCAAGCAGGATAATTAGTTTGAACAGAATACAACACGTAAGTCTTAGCAGCACTAATTGCCAAATCAGCAGCCTGACCAACACCAATAGATGCTGTCGTAGCATTTCCTGTTGTTCTTGAATATGCCGAAGAATTTACAGTAAATCCAGCAGCAGTTACATTACTGATTGAAATATTAGTTCCGGCGGTAACTAAAATGTCATCATTTACCGAATCAGAACCAGACAATCTTAGATTGACATTTGATCCAGAAGAAACTGCAGATTGACTGTAAGTAGTATTTGTATCTGTAGCATTAATTGTCACAGTTCCACTTGACAGAGTAGCAGTCAAATTAGATCCAAAATCAAAAGTTGCAGAAGTTCCTACACTACTACCACTATCTAAAACTGTTACTCCCGCAATTCCACCTCCCCCTCCTGTTCCGGTAGAATCTGTGCCATTAACCCAATTAACCCCGTCCCACTTTAATACTTCACCAACTTGAGGATTGCTTACCTGAACATCAGTATGCCCACTAATTGTCCCAATGCCAGTTAAATATCCAGAGAAATCAGCAGGAGCAAAGGTAAAGGTTCCATTAGTATTATTATATGTAAGTGTACCTACTCCTGAAGCCGCAGAATAACTTACACTTAAATCACTATAGCTGATACCAATTCCAGACCCACCACCAGATGAAATAGTTTGAGGAACCCATTTATTTGTACTCCATACCAGTGCCTGACCATTAGATGGAGCACTTGAAACAGTATCAACGTCAGATAAAGCATTAATAGAAATAGAATTTAAATTAGATGCTTGAACAGATGTCAAATAACCAGATAAATCCGGCGGCGTAAACGTAAGAGTTCTATTCGCATATCCTATTGACCCATTTCCAGAAGCAGAGGCATTAGATATTTGAATATCACTTACATTTGTTCCATTACCAATAGCGGAATAAATCTCATTAAAATTTAAATTAATTTTATTCATTCCGACTCTTATAGAGTCTCCTGTTCCATCATTTGGAGCTGAGCCAATATTTACAATTTGCTTAGACATATTAAGATATCTTGTTTTTAATAATATTTATGTATTTGGATTGTAGATTAAGTTAAATCATAAAGAGTAATAGATCCAATACAATCGGCACCACCAGTAATTGCTCTTGCTGCTAATGTAATCGTATCACTCACCTTTGCTTGTGTTCTCCCCAATTGTAAATCCCAGTTATAAGTACTTTCTACATTTAATGGCGTGGCCGATTTATTCGCAGAAGAAACAAAATCATTCAAGATAATAGTTCCCCCAGTAATCGTAGTCGCATCAGTATTCAGTTGAGCATTTGGTGTTCCAGTTAAGGTTTGCCAATTTTCTGCATTAACAGTTCCATTTCGAATCCAAGCGACTGCT